GAACCTTACGCAGATGTAATACTAAAAGTTAAAGGACAGGATGTAAAAGTATCCGCTAAGGGTAACCAGGCACCTACCTTAGCAGGAGGAGGAATTAAAGGAATGACAGCAATGTCATCAACTAATTCAGATATAAGAGAATGGCTAGTAGACTTTTACGAAGATGCATATCAATTTTATCAAGATAGAGTTGAAGCAAATAACTTAGATGGAGTTAACTTAGCAGGTAATAAACAAATACCTGATGTTTCTAGAAAAATACCTGCAGAACTTATAAAAACTATAATTCAAGGTACTATACCAATGGGGGGACCTATTGACTACTATTACCAAGGAGATATGGAAGTTAAGTTTGAAGTAGAAGGGAACACAGTTCATTTTAAGAACGGTAAATTTGTACCTGTTGATACATTTATAGATGAACACGGTGGTAGTTTATATGCTCATATAAGAAAGAGAGATGGTGATTTTTTCTTCACAAACTCTCAACAAGACATTAACGGTGTAATACTCCGTCGCATATTTACGAAAAAAGAAGGAAGTAACTCAACTCAATCTAGATTCGGAACTTTAGATAAGATTCGTGGGATTGAGATATAATTAATTAGTTATGTCGCAAGATATTAAAAACATTATAGCACAAGAATATATAAAATGTGCTAAAGATCCAGCGTACTTCATGAAGAAGTATTGCTATATACAGCACCCAACAAGGGGTAGAATTCTCTTCAACTTATACCCGTTTCAAGAGAAAGTACTACACTTATTCAGGGATAATCAATTTCTTATTACATTAAAGTCTAGACAGCTTGGTATATCTACCTTAGCAGCTGGCTACTCTTTATGGTTAATGATCTTTCATAAAGATAAGAACGTATTAGCCTTAGCAACTACGCAAGCAACAGCTAGGAACCTAGTTTCTAAGGTACAATTTATGTACGAGCAGTTACCGAAGTGGTTACGTCTACACGCAGTAGAGAAGAATAAACTATCACTAAGATTAAAGAACGGTTCAAAGATACAAGCAAAGTCAAGTAACTCTGATTCTGCTCGTTCTGAAGCAGTATCACTACTGTTAATAGATGAAGCCGCCTTTATTGATAACATTGAAGAAACCTTTACAGCTGCACAACAAACGTTAGCAACCGGTGGTCAATGTATGGCCTTATCAACTCCTAACGGTATTGGTAACTGGTTTCACTCTACGTATGCTAAGGCAGAAACAGGTGAAAATTCCTTTGTACCTATTAAACTACCATGGACTGTCCATCCTGAAAGAAATCAGATTTGGAGGGACATGCAAGACAGAGACTTAGGACCTCGTATGGCAGCACAGGAATGTGACTGTGATTTCTTATCATCAGGAGAAGGTGTATTTGAACCAGAAGATTTAATATTTTATGAAGAAACTTATCAAAAAGATCCAGCAGAAAAAAGAGGAGTTGATGGCAATTTATGGGTATGGGAAAGTCCTGATTATACAAAATCATATATGGTTACAGCCGACGTATCTAGAGGTGACTCTACTGACTTTTCTACGTTTCACGTAATGGATATAGAGAGTTGTGTTCAGGTAGCAGAGTACAAAGGAAAGTTATCTCCAAAGGAATTTGGGAACGTCTTAGTAGGAATTGCTTCTGAATACAATGATGCACTTTTAGTAGTAGAAAACGCAAATATAGGGTGGTCTACTATAGAACAGATATTAGAGAGAGAATATAAGAATATGTATTACAGTTCAACTTCCAATCAGGATACAGTTGAATCGTATATGTCTAAGTATGAAAGAGAAAAACTAGTTCCCGGCTTTACAATGTCAATGAAAACGCGTCCATTAGTGGTTGCAAAGATGACTGAGTATATTAGGGAAAAAGCAGTTACAATTCAATCTAAGAGGTTGTTACTTGAGATGCGAGTATTTGTATGGAAGAATGGAAAAGCTCAAGCACAGATAAACTATAATGATGATTTAGTGATGGCCTTCGCAACCTCACTATACGTAAGGGATACCGCATTACGACTAAGACAACAAGGTCTTGATTTGGCTAGAGCACAACTTTCCTCTTTCTCAAATCTTAATGCAAAAAACCAAGCTGTTATATCAACAGTTGGTTCCTACCAAAATAATCCGTATCTTATAGATATGGGTGGCCAGCAGAAGGAAGATATAAGCTGGTTATTTTAAACGAATCTATTTATAACTAAAGACATTTTAATTAAATGGCAGATAAAGGCTTATTTAGTAGACTACAGAGACTCTTCGCAACAGACATACTTATACGTAATGTAGGTGGTGATGAGTTAAAAGTAATCGATCCTAATCAAATACAAACAACCGGTAAGTACCAAACCAATTCTCTTATAGATAGGTTTAGTAGATTATATGTCTATAATAATAGAAACATATTTAATCCTAATCTTAACTTTCAAACTTTAAGAATACAGTTATACTCTGACTACGAAGCTATGGACACAGATCCTATTTTAGCTTCTGCATTAGATATTATAGCTGATGAAGCAACAGTTAAAAACGACTTTGGTGAAGTACTAGCTATTAGATCATCTGACGAGAATATACAACGAGTTTTATATAACCTATTTTACGACATACTTAACATAGAATTTAATCTATGGTCTTGGACTCGTAATATGGTTAAGTACGGTGACTTCTTTTTGAAGTTAGAGATTGCAGACGGTTTAGGAGTATATAATGTACTACCTTATACAGTTTACCATATTTCTCGACATGAAGGAGAAGATCATGAAAACCCAACTAAAGTAACTTTCCAAATTGACTTAGACGGTTTAGCGACTTCACAAAGCCCTAACTATACACCTAATACAAACAAGAAGGTAATCAAGTTAGATAATTACGAAATGGCTCACTTTAGATTAATTTCGGATACTAACTACCTACCTTACGGACGTTCTTATTTAGAACCAGCTCGTAAGATTTTTAAACAATTAACTTTAATGGAAGATGCGATGTTAATTCACCGTATCATGAGAGCTCCAGAAAAGAGAATGTTTTATATTAACGTAGGTCAAATACCACCAGCAGAGGTTGAACAGTTTATGCAAAAGACTATCAACACTATGAAAAAGACTCCTTATATGGGTCAAGATGGTCAATATAACTTACGATTTAATCTTCAGAATATGATGGAAGATTTCTACTTACCTGTAAGGGGAGGTGATACTTCTACTCGTATCGAGACTACAAAAGGATTAGAGTACGACGGAACAAATGACGTTGTTTACTTAAGAGATAAATTATTTGCTGCATTAAAAATACCTAAAGCTTACTTCGGATATGAAGGGGAGTTGAACGGTAAAGCAACTTTAGCAGCAGAAGATATTCGTTTTGCTAGAACAGTAGAAAGAGTACAAAAGATTATGGAATCTGAGTTAACAAAGATTGCATTAGTCCATTTATATGCTCAAGGCTTTACTGGCGAATCACTAGTTAACTTCGAAATTAAATTAACAAATCCTTCTATTGTTTACGAACAAGAAAGAGTTGCTTTAATGAAAGAAAAGATTGACTTAGCAGCTCAAATGATAGATACTAAATTATTCTCAACAGATTATATTTACGATAATATCTTCCACTTATCAGAAGATAAGTACAATGAGATGCGAGAATTAATTAGAGAAGATTTCAAGAGAAACTTTAGATTAGCTCAGATAGAAGGAGAAGGAAACGATCCTGCACAATCAGGTAGATCTTACGGTACACCACATGACCTAGCGTCAATGTACGGTAGAAGATCAACTGCTACAGATAGACTTTCAGGGGGAGGGCCAGGGTCAGTACCACCAGGATACGAAGATCATCCTGCTCCACCAAAAGGGCTAACCGATCCAGGAGAAGAAGGCGGACGTCCTAGAACAAATATGTCAATGTACCACACCAATGACAATCCATTAGGAGGAAGAGATCCATTAGGAAGCCACGGAATGAAAGGTGGTTATCCAAGCGATAACGATAACGTAATGGAAGGGTTTAATACAAAGGCTATTTACCATCGAAATAAAGAAGTACTTAAAGAAATGGTCTTTAATACTCAGAAGAAAGATGAATCAAATCTACTAAAGGAAGACAATATTAGAGATTTAGGTGAATAAAGCATATTTATAATAGGAAACCTATAAGATGAAAGTAAAACATTCAAAGTATAAAAACACGGGGCTAATATTCGAATTGCTTGTTAAGCAAATCGCATCAGATACTCTATCTAAAAAAGATTCTCCTGCAGTGAGCGTATTAAAAAAATTCTATGCAGGTAAGTCTTCTTTAGCTAAGGAGTATAAGCTCTATGAATTTATCTCAAAAAACAGTAATGTATCTCCTTTAAGAGCAGAAGCAATACTATCAACAATAACAGAAATCTCTCGCAAGTTAGATCAAGCTGCTATTAAGAAACAAAAATACGAATTGATTGCAGAAATAAAGAATCACTATAATGTAGATGAGTTCTTTGCAATACAAGTAAGAGACTACAAAGCTTTAGCTGCTTTATACTGTTTATTAGAAACACAAAATAATGCAGAGAACGTTGATCCTAGTTCTTTAATTGAAAATAAAACTACAATTTTAGAACACTTAACTTCAAAAGCACAAAACGAAGATGATGTAAAAGATACTTTAATCGAAGAGTATTCAAAATACGATAAAGATTTAAGATTACTTACATTTAAAATCTTATTAGAAAAGTTTAACGACAACTATAAAGATTTACTTCCAGAACAGAAAAACATATTAAAAGAGTTTATAACTTCTGTTAATTCAACTACCCGCCTTAGAACAATTGTAAACGAAGAGTTACAAAAGATCGCAACAAAGGTAGCAGAACTATCTCAGAAGGTATCTGACAAGGTTATTAAGATTAAACTAGAAGAGGTAAAGAAAGCTATTAAACCTGTTTCAAACAAGGAGAAAATAGGGGATAACCATCTAGTTAACCTTATGCAGTACTATGAGTTAGTACATGAACTTGAAACGATATGAAAATAAGCGAATTAAGAAAATTAGTACAGGAAGTATTAGACGAAGCCAACGTAACTAATGTTGGTGGTTCTACATATACTCCCGGAGCGAACGATGCATTTGCAACTCGATTTGCTTTTGGAGGAAAGAAAGACAACAAAGCAACAAATTATGCGAAGAAGCTAGGCTTTAAAAAAGTAAGCCGCCCAAGCAGACCTTCAAATACAAAATTAATAGACTATCTAAATGAAAACGCTACAAGAAAAGTTTAACGCTGTAAACGAAAACAGATATACAAAAGCTGAATTCTTACGTGATGCTCAAAAACAATATCCTCAATTCGTTACTCAGTTTAACGGATATGAAGACACTATTCAAATTTTTAAGAATAGAGGATTGATTGCAGAGGTAAAAGAAGTAGCGTACGATGATAAATCAGAAGATAGCTACTCACCGGAGACTATAAGAAGAGGAGTTGATATTGAATTAGATGCTATGGGAGTTGATTCTGCCGGTACAGTAAAAGAAGAAGACTACAAGAAAGCTAAGAAGAAAGCAATGGCTAACTTAGATAAAGATTGTAACTACTACTTAAACCTTATGGCTAAAGAATCTCCAAAAGTAGATAAACACGATCAAATGGTAGCTGCTAAAGATAAGAACAAAGTAGACACTTTTAACGGCATGAAAAAAGCTGAGTTAAAAGAGACTATGAAAAAACTTATCGTTACCTTATTAGAAGATAAGCAACCATTAAACGAAGCGGCAGCGGAGAAATTAGAACAATATATTAATTACGAGAATCCAGACAATCAGGATTTAGCTGCAAGAATTAGAAAAGGTGCTACAGA